GGGCCCCTTAGGGCCCTCCCGGTGCTCGCGCGCCTACGCCTCCAAAAGAGGCGCACACTGCAAAGAATCCAAAAGGAGCAACTCCATGGCCGGATACGTTACCCAGACCCGTAAGCTTGTACCTCCCGATGGGACGTACACTTACAGGTCAAATGCTGGCGCAGTTTCCTCTGGAAACCTCGTCAGCTCGGGATTTATGCGTACTCCGACCCAGACCACCACGAGTTGGAGAACTCGTGGCGCGGAGACCGATACGGATGATGTCACGGGGGCTACAAGCTCCCTTGACTTCATACGAAGGCTTGGTAACGAAAGACGTCACCAGCCTTCACCGTACGATACTGGACACGACTTTTCCACTGTTAAACAGGAGATGTATCTTTCGCATCCCCATGTTAACACTGGGAGCGCACCTGGGAAGATCGGGTATTATTCCGGTCCTCTCTTAGTGCAAACCGTGCCCAATAATAGTGGCGAGACAATGTGGCAATCGTTTGATTCTGTGAACCAAGGTGTTTATGGAACACAGGCGATCGCTCTCACTACTCCCACTAACTCCGTTGCGCATCTCGGTACGGCGTTGGGCGAGCTGTATGGGGAGGGTATCCCCAAGCTCATTGGATCCTCTTTGCTCAAATCACGGTACTCTCCATTTGGGGTCCTTAAGGGCCTTGGTGAGGAGTACTTGAATTGGGCGTTTGGATACCAACCAACTGCTCATGACATCGCTGATGCCATGACCTCGGTGTCCCAGTCCAGGGACATCGTGGCGCAATACCTCCGAGATTCCGGTAAACCGGTTCGCAGGTCGCACACTTTCCCGACTATCCGTACTACGGAATATCTGGATGCCAATAGCAATTTCATTGTTCTTGGCAGCAGTTTCCCAGACGGTTTTCAGGGAAGTGCAACGGGCAAGATCCTAAGAACCATTGAACGCACGACGAAAGTCTGGTTCAAGGGTTGCTACACCTATTATGTGCCAGTAGGTAAAGACCTAATGGATCGCATGAATAGGTACGCCAGTTTGGCGCAGCACCTCTCAGGGTTGAATTTAGACCCTGAAGTCTTATGGAACCTTGCTCCATGGAGTTGGCTGTCTGACTGGTTCCTTGACATTGGGAGTTTAATCCACAATGTTACGGCTTTCAGTCAAGACAGCTTGGTTCTAAAGTATGGGTATCTCATGATTCAACAAGAATCAGTCGCTACCTATACTCACTCCGGTGTCACCTATGCAGGTGGCGGCCGAAGTGGCACGATCATCTGCGTTTACAAACAAACTAGTAAACGCAGGGTTCGTGCTACTCCTTATGGATTCGGACTTGACCCGGGGACTTTCAGTAACCGGCAATGGTCCATTCTCGGAGCCCTTGGTTTTGCCAAGGGTCCGAAATCCCTCCACTAGCAGCCTGCTAGCGGGGGTGCATGGATCACCATGCAAAATCCCAACAAATCTGCAAGGACAGTGCTATGGCGTTTGCCGATCCTCAGTCCATCACGATCTCCGGCTCAGCTATTTCGCTTCCGCGAATTAGCTCAGGTGCGAACTCCAGCATTTACTCGTCTGCGGACAGTCTGGTTCACCAGACCGTCTCGTCGACTTATGGTAAGCGCTGGCGTCGCACGTTCCGTGTCGACCACCGTAAGGTCGCCGCTGATCCCTTCGCTGCGGGTGTCAACCGGGAGTTCTCGATGTCGACTTATGTCGTCATCGATGTCCCTCCGGTTGGCTATACCGTCGCGGAGGCTAAGGCCGTGGTGGATGGGATGCTTGCATCCCTTTCCGCCTCGACCGGAGCCAAGATCACCGCCCTTCTGGGCGGGGAGAACTGACAGTCCGACTTACGTCTGACTGACGGTTATCCCAGGCAACTGGGTGTACCGGGTTCGGTAGCATCATGGCTAATGGATTGTCTACCTCATTAAAAGGGGAGCAATGAAAAGCCTGATGCTGTTCCTGCAGTGTGTCCTCCAAGAACTGGAGGACTGGTGTCACACGAGCACCACGGCTGATTTCAAAACGATCAGCCGTCGTGTCGAACGCGAGGGGATCTCGTTTTTAACGATTTCCCTGTCGAACTTTGGAAAGGACTTCGAAAAAAGTCTTGACCAAGGATTCGTCGGCTCCGACCAGTTCCACGGTTTCCGTAGATCTGGGGGTCTCCCTGAATTATTTCAGGGTTTCCTTCGCCTCGTGTTCGCGCGTGGTTCGGGTCGCATTTTGGACGAACCAAGTATCGACGCCATATTTGCGATTAGGCAGCTTTCAGGCCTTTTCGCGAAGATGGAGATCCCTTGCTCAGAAGCTAGGGTATCGTCGGCGATACAGCGGTACGTCCAATGTGAGCAGGAAGTGAGAGCCTCTGACGCTGCCCTCGATACAAATCGTATCAAGGGATTCCAGCGCATGGGGGCGCTTCTTTGGGGTAATGTCTTCCAACGCGTAGATGAAGATATCTACTATGGGAGACTTATTCCCAAACATGGTCCCGGTGCCACCGCTGACAAACTTAAGGGAAACCTCAAGTGGGTACAGCGAGAATGGCCCGAGAGACTCGACGAGGAATTTCCCTTTGGAGATTTCCTCATCCCGAGTTACAGATTCCTTCCGGATCTGTCCAACCTCACCTTCCTCGAACCCGGGCAGGAGCGACCCGTTAGAGTCGTTACTGTTCCTAAGACGCTGAAGACACCACGTATAATCGCCATAGAGCCCGCCGCGATGCAATACGCGCAGCAGGCTATATATGCGAGTATACAGAAGTCCATCGACCTTGATCCGGTCGCTCGTGGACTTGTCGGTAATGCTAGCCAAATCCCTAACCAGGATATGGCCCGCATAGGGTCTCGAACTGGGACCCTCGCTACTCTCGATTTGAGTGAAGCGTCCGATCGTGTCTCCAATCAGCATGTACGGCTTCTCCTTCATAACTTTCCTAACTTGTTTAGGGCAGTTGATGCATGTAGAAGCCGGAAGGCTGATGTGCCTGGTCATGGCGTAATTCGCCTGGCCAAGTTCGCATCTATGGGTTCAGGTCTCTGCTTTCCTATGGAGGCATTCGTGTTTTGCACGGTTGTCTTCATGGGGATAGAGCGGAGCCTAATGCGCCCGATTACCAGAAAGGACTTTAAGTCCCTTCTGGGTCAGGTGCGTGTCTACGGAGACGATATCATCGTTCCCGTAGAACACGTGTGTGCCGTCGTCGAGGAACTTGAAGCTTTTGGGTTTCAAGTAAACTCGAACAAGAGCTTCTGGAGTGGCAAATTCCGGGAGTCTTGTGGGAAGGACTTTTATGACGGGCATGACATATCTATTGTCAAGCTTCGTCAACATTTACCTTCCCGACGGCAGCACGTTCCACAGATAATAGCAGCAGCTTCAACACGTAATCAATTCTACGAATTGGGTATGTGGCGAACTGCGGCTTTCCTCGACGCTTTGCTGGAAAGGGTAATCCCCTGGCCAGTTGTCGCGGATACATCTGTGTTGTTGGGCCGCAGTTCTGTGCTCTTGAATGAATTCAGCTACGCTGATATCAAGAGACGGGATCCGGACCTTCATTATCCTTTGATCAAGGGTATGAAGGTCTCGGCGCCTGTTCCAAGTTCCCCCTTGGACGGGTATGCGGCTTTGCTCAAATGTCTGGTTCTCGGTGAAAACCGAATTGACGACTTGCCACTCGTCAATGCTGGCCATTTGGAACGTGCGGGACGTCCTTTGACCGTCGACATCAAGCAAAGGTTGGCTAGTCCGTATTAACAAGGACTAGCCGTAAAACGGGCGTCACCGTGAATTCACGGTGGCGGGGGGCCGCAAGGCCCCCTGTGGAGACCGTGTGTCTCCTCGGAGCACACGTTCTCGGGAGATGCACTTGGC